GTCCCTACCGGCCCCGGAAGGCGCGTCGGATGAGGGCGGGGATCTCTGTGGTTTCTCATATTCCGTACCTCCCCGCGTTCTTCGCTTTTTCCGGGTGCATTTTGTTGTGGCACGCCTCACACAGGCTGATGAGATTGTCTGCGTTATACGCAAGCTCCGGATGCTCGTCCGCGTGCTTGATGTGATGCACAGTCGTCGCTTGACGGCGCCGCCCATACCGCAAACAATACCGGCACAGATAGTCATCCCGCCTCAGCACAGCCGCTCGCAACCTCCGCCATCTCGGCGCGTTGTAATCAAAGCTCATGGTCTACCTCCGAGTCGCTGCGCTCGTTCTTCCCGGCCTCCCGCCGCTCTGTCAGCCGCGTGACGCTCAGCCGCGCGGCGCAAAGCGCATACGGGAAACCATAAGCATACACAAATGCTCGCCCGTCCTCGCGTATGTATCCCAAACGCAACCGCTTGGGCGTGGGCACGGGCGATATGATTTTCTACTCATCTCTTCGCTTTCTTCCCAAGCTCCTCGATTAGCTTTAGTTCTCGCTCCGAAAAGCTCCACTTTATCGCTTTCTTTGCTTTCTTTGCTTTCTCGGCGGCTTCTTTCTGCGCTGCCGCTTTCTCGGCGGCTTCGGCGGAAAGCAAAAGCCCTGCGCCGTATATGGTTTTTTTAACGGCAAGCTGTTCATCTAATCGGCCAACCTGTACGCACTCCTTTTGGTATATCTCCAAACTAATGCCGTTGCGTGCCATCTTTTGCATCATTGTCCCCGTCAGTATGTTATCTGGGTAGTCGTATCGTGGCAGGCTTTTGCTCGGCTCCTCTTGTGCCGCCTCTATTGCCTGCCCTAAGTCCGGCGCAGTCATCGCGGCGATATGTGCATCAAAGCTTGTTACAAATGCCGTTCTTACAAGTGCACCGTTTTCGTATTTTACCGTGCACCCGGAAACTATGTGATTTATTTGCGTAAATATACTTCGCCCGGAAAACAACGTCAGCTCCGGCGCGAATAGAAAGAACGGCACGCCCTCGCTTAAATAAAATTTGCAGATCGGAACGAGCTTTGAAAAAGGCGGATTGTCAACAACTACTGCACCGTTGGAATAATCAAAACTCTTATAATCTCCGTCCGGATAAAAAGGGCGAACGATTTTTGCAGGATCAATCCCGTATTTTGCACACGCCCAGTTTTTTACCACCTCGTATACCTTCGGCGGCGTGTAGCAGTCATCCGTCGTTAACTTAGGCTTAAATTTGTCCACAAACGCCTCGTACTCTGCGTTGCTCTCTAAAACTATCTGTTTTTCCATCGGCGCCTCCTGCGTAGCAAAAGCGCCGGGAAATCTAATCCCCAGCGCTCTGCCTAATATCTCTATTATCCAGTATATAGTTTAAATCGCACCATTTGGTACAAAAACGCCGAAAAGCAAAAATTATTTTTTGCCCGGGTACTCATTTTTGAATAAACCATAATACTGGCTTTTGAGTGTGTTGATCGCCGGAACTTTACCGCTTTTGCTCATCTGCGCCGCGACCCTGTCCCACGAATAGCCGTGGAACGCACGAAGCATCACAACGCGCCGCAACCATGCGCTTTTGATGCCGAATACAAATTGCTCTATCTCTTGCTTTTGCGCTTTAAGCTTTGCAATGTGCTCGGCATATATCTGCGGCCCAAGCCCGCGCACGGTGATGGGGTGCTCGGTAAACGGAAACTCATCCGATGATCCGCGCACTATATCGCTTATCACCGTTTTATTCTCGCGCTCAAGTTCCTCGATTTCCGCGCAAATGTCCGGGTATTGTTCCAAAAGCTCTTTCGTCATCGCTATCTCCTTTATCTTTATCACATCGCCACAAACGCCACCGCTGCGGCGATGCCCACTAAGCCAAGCACCACCATGGCTTTTACACATCGCTCAAGTCCGGCGATATTGTCCGCTGCGTTGTACTCCCGCGACTTGCGCATCACGATGCACTCCGTGAGCGTCGCCGCGATTACGAGCACGACCAAGATGATTTTAGTCACTATTCTACGCCCCCTCTGTCCCATCTCCATTTTTGCCCTCTTGTGCAGACCGTGCAGCGCAAATCGTCCATTCCGCACGGCTTGTTGTAAAGGCATGTGTCGCAGTCCCGCTGCCGCTCGAGCACTTTATACGCCGCTTGATACAGCTGCGCGGTTTTTATCGCCTCCCGAATAACCGCGCACCCATGCACGCCGCAGTTATGCTCATGCCCGCAACCGAGGCAATACAAGGAGTCTGCCAGCGAGCCGGTCTCCGATTCCATGCGCTCAAGCGCCTTGATGAGTTCATCTGTTGTCATATCTGATCTTCCTCTCATGTTTTCTTTTCACCGCCTGTCGTACTTCGTGATAAAAGCCCACTTCATCTGCCCTTTGAGCGCGACGTTTCATTTCCGCTTCACGTTGTTTGTGGTACTCATTGTACGCCTCGCACCCGGCATGGCAAAGCACCGAGCGCTGCGGGCAATTTTGCACACATGGATTTACTTGCGCCACAGGCTCACCTCCTGTATATTTTTCTCGTGCAATGCTCCACCGGGCATCCACGCGGGTGTCCCGTGTCAAAGCAATAGCAGCACGTATTGTCACGCCGGTAGATGCAACCACGGCAGCCTGTGCGGCGATGTCTTACGTTTGCTGCTGTGCTTGTCCGCTTTACCGGATCTGGATCATACTTCTTTACGTTCATCGTTTTCACCCTCTCTTTCGGTGCCGCAGATCGTCACCCATACGCTCGGCATCTCCGATGACCATCGCTTACAGATCTTCGCATTCACGATTTGCACGTCATCTTTATACGCAATGCCGTTCAAGGCATCGCACACGATCTTCATCACGTTGTCCAGGTCCGGCTTTTTCATCGGGAAAAGTGCGCCGCTCGTCATCAGCATTTGCTTTCGCTTGCTGGCGCTCTTCGGGATACTCAAAAACGCTGTGATGATTATATCTATCGGTGCATCGTCGGCAAAGCGCCTACCCTGTGCCTCCGCTAAAAAGCGTTGCCGCACAAGCTCCTCATACGCCACGGTTTTATCCGGCGTGTAGCTCATGCTGCGCCCGGATTTCATTCGCACTACGCGCGGACGGGCTTTGCCCTGCGGCTCGCCCGGTATAATAAATTTGATTTTCATGCGCCCACCTCAGAATGGTAAATCATCGTCAAAAATAGCGCTGTAATCATCTTCCGTTGGTGTCGGTTTTGCAGCGGCCTCTCGCTTTTCGCCCGTGAAAGCGGTGCTGCTCACAAGCAACTCAGTCGCCTTCCGCTTGTTGCCGTCCTTGTCTATATAGTTGCGTGTCTGGAGCTCGCCGTCAAGCGCGATCAGCGCGCCTTTGCTAAAATATTTTGTGATAAACTCAGCCGAGTTGCGCCACGCCACACAATCAATAAAATCCGACTGGTACTCGCCGTTAGCGTCCTTAAAGCTGCGTGTCACCGCCACGCAAAACTGGCACACAGCGGTGCCGCTTTTTGTATGCCGCAGCTCCAAGTCTCTTGTGATACGCCCCATAATATGTACGCCATTGCTTGCACTCATTTCAAAATCCTCCTAATCTGTAATTACGGGATATATCCCGCTTAATGTTGTTTGTATGCGCCCTGGCTCGCTCGGCAATGCGCGATCCGATCGCATCATCGAGCTGTAAAATCTCCGCCGTTGTCAGCTCGGAAGAAATTACGGTCAGCTTGCGCCCGTTGTATCGGTTGTTAATGATCTCGTATGCAAGGTTTAAGTCTCCCTGCGTCGGCGGTGACTTTTTGCCATTGTCGCCCGCGCCTGTGCGCAAAAAATCATCGATGTAAAGGCAGTCTGTTTTCATCAGCTCGTCCATACGTGCAGTATATTCGGGCTCATTGAGGCAGGCTTTTAATTCCGCCGCAATCCGCTTCCACGGCGCATAGATTGCCGATTTGCCGCTTTTGAGCAGCTTGCCTACAATGGCGGTGCAAATATGCGTTTTTCCCGCGCCGACCTGCCCGCCGACAAAAAACCATCCTTCGGGGCTCCGGCAATAATCGCACGCGCTGCGCATAATCTGCTCCTGCCACGGCTCACGGATTTCGTAGGATTTAAAAGTGTATCGGTTCATAACATCTTTGAGGCCGCTTTTCTCTATCCGCTGCCACGATCTGCGCACCGCCATACAGCTGCACTCTTTCGCTACCTCGTAGCCGTCTTCGAGCGCGTAGATCACGCCTTTGTTTTTGCACTCCGGGCAGTCCATGCCAGGCAGATCACCCGGCAGTGCATTAAGCACATCGATTTGACGCTGGCGGTAGTCATCAAACGAGCGTACCGCCGTACTTTTCGTACGGATTGACGCCGGTATCATTTCGCGAAAACTCTCCATGTCTTGTCCCTCCTTTGTCCTGCTCGCGCGCCAACCAGCGGTTGATAAATGCCAATGCACCGCGCTTTGTCTTACGGTTTTTCGGGTTTGCCTCGCTCCACCCGATCATTTTACGTATTTCTTGCTCTATATCTACTGCCGGATATAGAGCAGTCCATTTGCTTATGTCCTCTTTGCTTATCGGATAATAAGAGCCGTCATGGAGTATCAGTCGGTATGCCGGCGCTGAGGCGGACTCGTCCGCGCTCTGCGCATACTCCTTTACTCTACTCTCCTCTACTCTACTCTCCTTTACTTTCCTTTGTCGTTTTCTGTCAACATTTACGCCCGAAGTGTTGACATTTAAGCTTGAAATGCTTACATTTGGCGGTAAAAGGTTGTGCGGTAGCAAGAGGTATTCTTTCACGGCTTCCACCGTTTTGCGGCGGCGGACTGCCTCAAAATATCTCATCTGTATGCCTTTAGAGGTAAGCACGTTGTATTTGTCCAACAAATCAGCATCAAAAATACCTCTGCGGGTCGCACATTTAATTATCTCGGAGACGGGGCAACAACCCAACCCGCACGCGCGGGCGAACAGAAGCTCAACCTCCGGTGTCCAATCGCAGTAGTAGCCGCGGCTGTATATCCTTTGATACAGCTTTATCACAACGGCAAAACCCTGCACGCCAAACTCGGCTTCGAGCAGCTCAAACTTTTCGTCGAGGCTCGTTTGCAAAGGAAAGTAAGGGATACCCACATCTGTGTTTGGCATTTGCCCTCACCTCTCAAATTTTGAAACATACTCTTTAAGACGGATCAGCAACCCGCTTTTGCGGACGGAAGAACAACCTTAAAGGTAGTTTTTATAAAACTCTCGGCGGAAATCATCGATATTCCAACCGTTTTCCGCCATGGCCTTGCGCTGCCCGTATTCGTGCAGCTTTTGCATCGCTTCGGCGTTGTGGTGTACCCCGTAGGGCGGCTCATTGTGACAACTATGGCACAGTGTAACGACCAATCCGTAGCGCTCGCTTTTTTTACGCAGCGCACCGCCGAATATATGGTGCCGCTCGACCACACCATAGCAACCACAAATAAAGCACTCACCAATCATCTTGCCCACTCATCTTTCAGAGCTTCCAGCTTGTCCGGCGGGAGCGTTTCCACGCCTACCGCCCGGCAGTCCTGTACAATATTATCGATCAAACGCGCCATCTGCGCTCTGTCGTATGTACTGGATCCGTAGTATACAATCACATTCGTGCAGCCCCGTACTTTGCTGGGCAGTACATCCGTTACCCAACCGAGCCCATTGTGCTGCCACATCTGCCGCAGCTTGTTCACGGCGGAATTTATCACGCACACCGTATCGCAGTTTCCGCCGATGTTTCGCACCGCTTCGCGGTAGATCAGCTCTTTCGGTTGGTTCGTCGCCTCTGCAAGCTTATCGCAAAGCACCCAAAAATAGGCATTTGCATCCAAACTGCGCTTTTGCCGGTACTCTTTTACCTCGCATGTATACATACGCTCGCGCATACCAAGCACAAACTGTCTCGCAGCGGGTGTATTGATAACTTTAAGGCAAAGCTCTCCGTCTTCGTTCACGTGGGCGGCTGTAAAATCAAATTGTACCATTCAGGCCACCAGCTTTCTCCGCCGCCTTTTCGGCTTTGATCTCTTTTTTTAAGCACTCAAAGCAAAGCTGTCGATCATACCGTTTTTGCGCATACAACGCAATATCGCCCGCTTTCCAAGTGCTGCCGTCTTTTTTTTTGCCGTCGCGGATCGTCTTACCGCACTGCGCGCAGGTGTATTCTTCATCCTGCTCCGGCGGGTCGGCGTTATACTTTGTACGTCCTGACGCCCAGTAAATGTCCGCGCCGAAGCCTAAAGCTTTGCAAGCTACGGAGATCGCGTCTGTGAGCGCCATTTTGTAGCACTCATCGGATGCGCGCAGATTATTACCCTTTTCCGCCGCCACAAACCTTGATCCGCCCGTGCCAGGAATAGGCTCCGACCAGTCCGCATCCGGCGTGATCCTATATTGCAGCTCGATGTCCACAAACGCCCCCACCTCGCCGGTGCTGGCGCTCTCAAGCCACTCGCGGACAATCTTGTATTTCCAGCCGATGCCGCACGGCCCGAAAAGCTCTGTAAGCTCTCGTATGCGCCACATGGGGTTGATGTCCGTCATGCCGTTGAGACGCCCTCCGGAAATCCGCTTTTGTGCGCTGCCCGGCACAGCGCTCACGGCGTTGTAAATATCCATGTTACCCATCAGCGCACCGCCAGTCTGTACCCGGCTACCAATTTAGCTCCCGGGAGCTCCTCGCCCGCTTTTAGCGCGTCGCGCACGGCAACTTTGTTGATCTCCGGCGCTTTCTGGCGGATAAACTCTTCATGGTCGAGCGTAGCCCATGCGATAAATTCATCGGCGTTTTCGATCTCAAGTGACGGGGCTTTTTTTGCTACGGATACCACGTTGCGCGCCGTTTCGATTTTGCTTTTTCCTACCGCCTGCATCTGCTGCATGGTGTAGGATTTAAGCTGATCCGCTGTTGCTTCATGGCGTTTCATCCGCGCGGTCAGCGCGTCGATTTCTTTTTTGATCGCTTCTGCCGTTGCCAGCTCATCTTTGATGATGCACGCGATGCTGTCCACTTTTGTTTCAAACTCGTCATCGATGCTTTCAAGCGTGTCTTCGAGCGCTTCGGGAGGGATACTTTCATCTTCCGCCATCCGCTTTAAAGCCTCGTATTGCTCCGCATACTCATACAGTTTCATTTACTCCCACCTCATCTAACATTTCTTCGAGCACCGTAATACAAATTTTGCCGCGCTCAATGCCCTCTTTGCGCAAATGCTTACCTACAATCTCCATTACGTCACCTCCATTTACGGTAACAGCATCAAACGCGCCGCGCTCGATGTTGCCGCAAAGGCTCACCTGCATGATCTGCTTATACTTTGCCATTGACTTTTCCTCCCGTTTTTGCTAAACTAATAGCGGTATATTTGTCTTTGTGCCCCTGTGACTGCGCCAACAGTCCGGGGCACTTTTCTTTTGCTCTCATCCATCTACCTCGACAAAATCACCGTTTTCGAGCTTATACCACGTATCAGCTTTGATCCGCACGCCGTCAACAATTTCCGCTTTTACGGCTATGGGTACATAATTTCCGTTATCATCGTATTCCCACTCCGTTAAAACAAGCACGGAGTGGAGCCCGCCTTTGGCGTTACACCCGTTCCGGCCAACAATCAATGATGAGTCTCCGCCTGAGAGGTTGCTACTGCTTCCGCCTACGAGGTTGCTCCGGTCTCCGCCTGAGAGGTTGCTACTGCTTCCGCCTACGAGGTTGCTCCAGTTTCCGCCTGAGAGGTTGCTCCAGTCTCCGCCTGAGAGGTTGCTACTGATTCCGCCTACGAGGTTGCTCCAGTTTCCGCCTGAGAGGTTGCTACTGCTTCTGCCTACGAGGTTGCTCCAGTTTCCGCCTGAGAGGTTGCTCCTGATTCCGCCTACGAGGTTGCTCCAGTCTCCGCCTGAGAGGTTGCTACTGCTTCTGCCTACGAGGTTGCTCCAGTTTCCGCCTGAGAGGTTGCTACTGATTCCGCCTACGGTCCCCTCTTTGGCTTTTTTGCGGGTGTACTCTATTTGCGCTTTTACAAGTCCCGCAAAGTTAATTTCGCTTTTGAGTGTCAATTCAGATGATGCTAATTTGGTATCATCATTTTCTGCCTTATCGATTTCGCCGCCCGCTTCCGCCTCGAAAAAACGATTGCCGTTGATATTGGGATAATACCGCAGCACATCAAACGGAGCTTCACAGGAGTGATAGCCTTTATCCCCGCAACGGATTGCACCGTCGTCAACCTCTTTTTTGCCGAGCACGTATTGCTTGCCTCGGCATTGCATATTTTTGTCTGTACCCTTATAAACTTTCATGCCTGTTTTTCCTTTCTATCCGTCACTGTCTCATACACGCGCACGGCGTCGCGCCAGCTGCGGTATTTGCCGATGTCGATGACCTCCGCACCGGGGCGGGCGGCTCTTTTCCTTCTCTTCGGCGGCTTTACAGCTCTTTCGAGGATTTTCTCCGCGCCGTAGGCCAGCGTGATGATCGCACATCCGGCGGCGATACTGCCGCACAAAACTAAGATCATGTTGTTGCCTCCTTTCCTCTAATTTTTGAACAGCGTCTCTATGTCGCTTTGCGAGAAACGCAGCTTGTGAAAGATGTTGCACAAATCCTCATACGACCACGCCGAAAGGTGGCGCATACGGTAGCTGTAAAGCTGCGGGGATATACCCAAGTATTTCGCGGTCTTTTCATCGGTCGTCAGGCCCATGCGGTCGGCGTTATAACGCATAATCGACCTAAACGTCTGCCTCCGCTGTTCCGCGGGCGACGGTTTTAATCTTGGCATCGTTTACCACCTCTTTCTTTATTTGTATTTTTGTCCCCAGCCCTACCACCTGCCGCCCAAAGCAAAAATCATGCAGTATCTATGTTTGTTCAGACGAAAGGAGTGTATATTCATGGCTTTTAATGGAGGATCAGTTGGTGGGCGGCATGTGGTAAAACTGGGGCGCGTGGCGGTTTAGGCTTCTTTTTCCGCTTTCTCCCCGCTTTCTTTTTTCTCCGCCAGCTCCGCGCCGATCGCGATGCCCGCGGCGAAGGCCTCCAACATCTGTTTTGCCTTATCTTTTTTGCTGTCCGGCAACTTGTTAAGCTGGTCTACGGTTTCGGCCGCTAAAGCCTTTGCTTTTTCGCTCATTTTATCACCTCGTTTGTTAACTTATCTTTTAGCTTAGTTACATTATACATTAGCGTTGTTACTTTGTCAAGGCCTATTTTTTAACTTAGCTAACTTTTTTATTGACTTTTCTTGCTTGCTATGTTAAAATATATAGTGTTAGGAGGTGATGACAATGCAGGAGTTTAAGGATAGACTTTCAGCAATTTTACATGCTACTCAGTGTAGCCAATCGTCTGCTGCCGATAAACTAAATGTTTCGCCAGCATTTATATCGCAGCTGTGTTCCGGCGCGAGGTTGCCCAGTGATCGCACGATTTTAGATATATGCCGCACATGGGGTGTAAACGAGATTTGGCTGCGCACCGGAGACGGCGAGATGTTTGCCGCAAAAACGCGTGAAGAGGAGCTAGCGGAAATATTTGCGAGGCTGCAATACAACGACGATGCAAAAAGCCAACTGATATGCGCCATTGCCCGAATGCCAGATGATGCTTTCCCGGCATTTGCGGCCTTTGTCACGCAGCTGTGCAAAAACCTTACAGAGGAGGCCGAAGAGGCCGAAAAGTAAAAAAGCCGGGAGCCGCATTTTCAGCAGCTCCCGGCTTTAACATTATTTTTTTTTGCTTCAACATTATTCCGCTTTCTGTTCGGCATTGTTCTTTTTGTGCTCGAGTGCGACGGCGTAAAGCTCCCGCACCACCGCCACGGGCAGCTCACGCAATAGCTTTACGATCTCGGTGATTAGGTTTTCGCGGCGCTCGTTTTCGTTCATGATTTCTACCCTTGTTTCTACCGTCTTCAATTTGTTCAACTCCGTTCTTTTGATAAAAAAATTTTTGATTTATTTGTTGACTACGTGCGTTTTTAGTGATATGATACAGTTAAATTATGAGGTAAATATACGAAATGAGGTAAAATATTATGGCTTTGTTCTCAGGATACCAAAAAAACACCGCACAAAATGTCTATGCAAATATGCGCCCATATCTAGCTCAAAAAGATGGTGCGGTTCACGTCGTGCTGATAAACAGTTTTTCGCAGCTTGCTAATCAGGTCTTTAAGTGCGATGAAAAATACACAACGGAAATTGACTATGTTTTAAACTGCATGCAAAGGGAAGGCTACGAAATCTTGGACATAAAATTTAATTCGATTCCCAATCAGGGGATGACGGGAAACCGGACGGGATTTAACACGCTTATCACCTACAGATAAGCCTTTCGTTTGATTAAATAATAGGCCTCTCAAACGGTGGTGTAAATATTCAATTTTGCATAACAGTACTTTATATATGACTTAAATTACAAATTAGGTGCTTCTTATGGATTTTTCGACAATCAATTTAGACGCGCTTGTGCCTAAACTGGAAGCTCGACGCGTCTCGCTCAACTTATCCTATCAAAACGTTGCGGACGCTTGTAATGTCTCTCAAAGTACAATTATTCGCATTTTTAAGCGGCAGGCCGACCCGAGCATTGTTGTGCTTAAGTCTATCCTTGCCGCCGTCAAGTATGATATTGTTTCGCCGCCGCTGCCGGACGAAGATTCCGAAAACGAGCGAATCCGATACCTCAAGAAAAGCATCGAATTCGAGCGCGAAGATAAAATTGTGCGGCTCGCGCAGCAAGAGGCGCAATTTATGCGCCAGCACAATGAGGATCGGCGGCTCGTTCGGATTTGCTTGGTTATCTGCATCATCCTTGTGATTTTTGTTTGCTTCCTCTTCGGCTACGACATCGCAGACTCAGATCGCGGCTGGATACAGGATCGTTCCGTTTCCGGCGGTTTGCTCCCTTTTGGGCGTTTGTTCAAATAATAAAATCCCGTAGATACGTCTGTATCCACGGGATTTTTAGATAATAGGAGGTTTTTACAATGGCAAAAGCTAAAAAACTGCCCTCCGGTAATTGGCGCGTGAATCTATACGATTACACGGACCCCGCCACCGGAAAGCGGATTTACAAATCATTTACCGCCACAACAAAAAAAGAAGCTGAATATATGGCAGCGGAATACAAATTGGACGGAAAGCAGCGCACCGCATCCGCCGGAGATATGACCTTGAAAGAGGCATACACGCGCTATATTGACAGCAAAACCAACGTGCTCTCGCCCTCTACGATACGCGAGTACCGCCGAAGCGCCCGGAATGACCTGCAAGACATTATGCCGCTGAAGCTGCGCGACATTACGCAGGAGGCCGTGCAGCGCTCCATAAACCAGTTCGCGGCAAATCATGCGCCAAAGACCGTGCGCAATGCCCATGGGCTTTTATCTGCCGTGCTGGGCGTATATTATCCCTCTTTCCAACTCTCCACAGGCTTGCCCCAAAAGCAAAAGACAAGAATCACCATTCCCACCGAGGCGGAAGTAAAGGAATTGTTGGAAGCGGCCGAGGGCACTAATATGCACCAAGCTATTTTACTGGCCGCAGTAGGCACCCTGCGCCGCTCCGAAATATGCGCGCTGACGCAAAGCGACGTGCATGATAACGGCGTCATGGTCAACAAGGCTATGGTCTGTGACGATAATCACGAGTATGTTATCAAATCTACCAAAACAACCGCCGGAACTCGATTTGTGGAGCTGCCGAAATTTATCGTTGATGAGCTGCGCAGCATAGATAATGAGCGCGTATGCCCGTACTCGCCTATTACAATATCAAACCTCTTCCGCACGCTCTCTATGCGCGTGTTGGGTAAACCGTACCGCTTTCATGATCTTCGCCACCATTCCGCTTCCGTCCTGCACGCTATGGGCGTGCCGGACCTCTATATCATGCAGCGCGGCGGCTGGGAAAACCGCGATGTCCTCGACAAAATCTACGAGCACGTTTTATCCGATGAGCAAAAGGACTTTAATGCAAAAATCGTTGACCGATTTACAAAATCTTACGGATAAAAGCAAAATGCAACACAAAAAGCAACACATGTTTTAAAATATATAGAGTTTATGCGGGTTTTGTGCGTATATGTTACGGGTTCAAGTCCTGTTACCTGCACCAAACTCAAAACCCGCATGAAGTCTAAAAAACTTAGATTTCATGCGGTTTTTTCTTTATTTTTTCTCAAAAATATTTTTACATTTTAAAGCTTATTTTTATGTAATTAAGCCGTTTTTTATCAAAATGCAACACGATATGCAACACGCTAATTTTTGCGTCCTTGTCTTCTAAAACAAGATTTTTAAAAAAATTTTGAAAAAGTACTTGACTTTATACAGCCGTTGCTGTATAATATAAGTGTCAAAAGGACAAGGACACAAAATAAATTCAATCCAACGGAGGAAACAAAAATGAAAAGAATTGAAACTATCGCAAAGAAAATGATCGAAACCGGCTCTACCGAGTATCGCACCGCAAAGTACACGTACAGAATTAAAGACCGTATCGACGAAAACGGTGACGGTTACTATAGTTTAGAGCGCGCTGAAAATTGGCACCTCGAAGCTTTCTCGGACAACAGCTGGGAAAACCTTATGAGAGTTTAAGTTTGATGCGGATATTGCCGAAGAGCTTATAGATAGCTTTGATAGCGCCGCAGATTTGCCGGTTGAAGCATTTGACGCTATGCCGGTTGCCTACGATCCACCGAGTAAAGGAGCTAAAAAATGACAAACTTACAGCGATTACGTTTAGCCGCCGGATTATCTCAATCCCAATTAGCGAGCAAATCCGGCGTAAACGTCCGAATGATACAGCAATATGAGTGCAAAGATCGCAACATTAACAAAGCTCAATTTGATACGGTCTGCAAATTGTCCTCTGCCCTATCGATTCGAGCGGAGGATTTGCGAGAAATCGACGAGTAAAAGCAAAAACCCCGGTATGCTAATCAGCTACCGGGGTTTTGCCTGTTTGTGCCGAAATTGTCAAAAGGACGGCAAAAACATTTTTGTTTCAATCCTCTGCCCCGTTCCCAGGGCGACATGTCCGGAGGAAATCCGAACGCTTAATAGTATAGCTCGTCTCGTGAAAAAAATCAAGATTTTTTAAAAAAATTTGAAAAAGTACTTGACTTTATACAGCCGTTGCTGTATAATATAAGTGTCAAAAGGACAAGGACACAAAATTAAAACAATCCAAACGGAGGAAACAAAAATGAAAAAGATTAAAGACTACAACGGCAACACTATTGATTTTGAAGCAGCGGTTATGATGATGGACGACGAAATCCGTGAAGAACTCCACGCGCAGGGCATTGAAGATGAGCAGGAATTTTATAATGCTTATTGCGATAAGCATTACGAGAAGTACGGCGAAGATTTTGAGATTTGAGAACGGAGATGAACGAAGATGCCGACAAGAAAGTGCGTTAAATGCGGCGCGCCGTTTGAACGCCGCTATGAAGATCAATTTTTGTGTGAAGCGTGCGCAGCAAAATCAAAGGCTAATTTTGCTGTTAAGCTTAAAGATCGTACATGCCGCACGTGCGGAACCACATTTAAAGGCGGCCCCCGTGCATGGTACTGTCCGACGTGTAGAGCCGAACGCGAAAGAGTTTCCCGCCGTAAGCGGAATCAACATCCTCCGCGGCGCAAACTCGGCAGTATAGATCAATGCGAAAACTGTGGCAAGGACTACATTGTTAATAGCGGACTGCAAAGATACTGCCCAGAGTGTGCGCCTTTAATGGCGCAAAAAAAAAGAAATCTCATCTCCCGCGAGTGGAACAAAGAGTACCTTGACCGAGAAGCCATTAAAGCCGACCGTGCGCAAGCCAGTAGCATTAGATTTTGCTCCGTATGCGGCAAAGAGTTTTCGGCCGAAGATGCGGTAGTGTTTCAGCTCGACATTTGCTCCCCGGAATGTTTAGCTAAGTACCGATTAGAGCACCCTACCGATCCCACGAACAAAATCGCCATTGATGAGGTGGTCGCCACATATCAAGCAACGAAAAGCCTTTTGGGAACGGCTAAGCACTACGGCGTAACGCCCTATGTGGTATGTAGATGCTTAATCACGCGCAATATTTACGATAATCTTCCCCCGATTGCGCAACAAATACGTGACATGTACGACCGAGGAATGAAGAATGCGGACATTGCACAGGCTCTAAATATCAGCGTTGCGACCGTCCGAACTTACGAGCCGTATAATACAACAACAAAAACCATTAAAGCATCCCGCAAATAGCTTTGTAAAAAACAAAAAAGCCGCAGCGCCCATCGAAAAGATGAGGCCCTGCGGCTTTTTAACATCTTACTCCATCTGGATTGCATCGATGGCCGAGCCGTAAATGCCCGCGTAGCCGTTTGCGCCGGAATTGTACTTGCTTCCAAAGCGCACCCAACCGAGCCAATCGCCGCCCATGATATGTACGCGGCAGTCTACAAAGCCGACGGGCGTGCGTATCTGTACGCCGTCAATCTGCTCGCCGTAAATGCCCGCGTAGCCGTCTGCACCTGCGCCGCTGTTTTTGATCTCCGGGAGCCAACCGCCGCCCCGGAGATGAACACGATAATAAATATCGCAGTTTTTGGCATTGATTTTAAGTCCTTCCACCGCCTGTCCAAAGTTTCCCGCGTAGTCCTCGCAGTTTTTTACCTGCGGGAGCCAATGGCGCCCCGCGTATGCGGAATACGTCAGATCGCCCGTGCAGGTGGGCTTTGGCTTACTCGGCTTGGGTGTAGGCTTTGCCGGTGTGCTCGCCTTCATTTCGCTTTCAACCATTTTTAAAAACCGCGCCCAGCCCTTGTCGAGCGTGCGGTGCGGACAGTATTTGCCGTCGAAGTCCTGATGCTTCTTCAGATGGGACATATCCCAACCGCGTTCCTTCAAAAGCTTTGCGATATACTCTGCCGCGTTCTTTTCGGCTTTATCGAAACGCGTGCCGCCCGAGAGCGAATAGCAAATTTCAATGTGAATGCCGTGCGCGTTGCCGTCGCGCTGCCCCGCAGCAAACGCACCTCTGTTCAGCGGGATACCAATGACGATCTCCTTGTCATCGACCGCCGCGTTAAACGACGTAGAGCTGTCGTTGCGAATCATATATGCGACCTCATTCGCGGCGGAAGCATCGTTCGCCGTGTTGTGCACGACGATATATTTCATGTCCTTCGCGCAGGACTCCACCGGAACTTTTAGGTCATATTTGCTCGGGCTCAAAAGATTTTCGCGGATTGGTACCATTTTAATTCTCCTTTTCATTTTGCTTGCATTTTTTTTATGATTCAGGCGTAGGTTCTGCGGGGGGCAGTGCCACTCACGCCTGCGGTTGTTGCCACGCGATAGATTCGGCTTACGGAGATTTGCCGCACGCCGTCCGTATATCCCGCAAACGTGAGCTCTCCCGTGCCTGCAACCGCAGTGGCCTCCGCAGGGACAGACACGGCATTATCCGATTCAAGGCGCATTTGCACGGCGTCTCCTTTTGGCGGATGGAAAGCGATGATAATATCGTAATCTACCCATTCGCCCTTACGCATCACGCTCAATGTCTCCACGCCGTAGCTGCCCGCCGTGCCGAGGCGGATCGGCTGCTCGTCGCACTGCGCAGCGTATCCGTCCAATGTGATCTCGTGCATAATCAATTTATATCACCTCTTTTCGGATTGTCCTTTATTGATCCGGAAAACCGTCGCCGTCCGTGTCGGGCAGCTCCGGCAGGCCGGCAACGCTTGTGAGGAGCGAGAGCACGCCGGCGAGCGCCGACGCGCTGGCTACCACGATCCAGTCCACCTCGCCGAGCACCGCAGAGGTGCCGATCGTCGCGACAGCGGTCTGCGCGATTGTTTTCACGGCGCGGACGCCCGCGGCCTTGAGCCAATTTTTCCACTTTGTTTTCATGGGTGATCCTTCCTTTCGATGTCCTCCAGGTCTGCAAGGCGGTGGTTTACGACCTTGATTTGCTCTTGTATTACGGGGATTTTTTCGGCAAAATTATTATGTTTTCGCACCTCCCGCGTGAGCTCTTCGATCTTCGCGTCCGTGATCGCCTGCGCGACCCGGAGCTTTTCTTCTGCGCGGCGGTTGCCGGTGACGTTGGTGATGATCACGCCGACAAGCGCGAGCCCGCCGGTGATGATCGCGACAAAAATGTTTTCCATTGCTCGCCTTACCCCCCTTTAGCCGATGATCGAGAATGCCGGGCGAACGCTAATAGCATAGGAAGGGTCGGTGTAGTCCGCACGACCGGTTTCGGCGACAAAGGCGAAAGCGGAAGCGGTAATAACATCCCTCAACCACCAGTTACTACGGTTGCAAATACGGCTCGGCTCGTGCTGGAATAACGGCAACTGGGATTTTTCTACACGGTAGTTAGTCGGGACATCGATACCGTCAGAAACAGGAGAAAAAATACCACTGCCATAGACCATCTGCTCGCACATAAGGTCAACCTCGGAATCGTACCATGCGCCGCCGGAAGCACGACCATTCGCAACAGCGTTCGTCAGATAAATCCTGTGTTTCAAAACATGGCCGCTGAACGCACCCTTGATAATGGTTTTAGCCTGCTCGAGATTTGCAGTGTACATCGCAGAACCAACATAACCGCCAGTGGTTGTATTAGTACTGTTCATGGCCGCATTGTACAGGTAAGTGTCCGGCACGATAACGACATGGTGGGTAGTACAGCTCGTATCACCATTGTTAAGGTAGTAATCAAACGCCGCAATACGGTAGTTGACATCACCGATTACCCAGTAATCACCGATATACAGGTCGGTAAAACTACCATCCGCAATAGCTGCCCATTGTGCGGCGGTCACGCTCGTACCGAGGTTTTTGCCGCGGTAGATGGAGTTATGCGCGCCGGCCCCGTTGGACAGTATGGCAAGCAGAGATGCCGCCGCGTTTTCCGCGGTCGTTGCCGCGGTCTGCGCTGCCGTTTTCGCACTTTCAGCCGCAGCCGCGTCGCCGCTGGCGTTGCTGGCTGCCGTCTCTGCTGCGGTCTTGGCGTCTTCCGCGTTGCTTGCGCTGGTGGCGGCGTTGGTTTCGGACGTGCCCGCATTGGTGGCCGCTGTCTGCGCCTGACCGGCCGCGGTGGAGGCTGTAATCGCCGAGCTGGCAGCCGCCGTCTCGGAGCCTGCCGCTTCGCTGGCCGAAGATGCAGCCTGTCGTGCCGCCTCTTGCGCGGCGGTGACGTTGCCCTCGATCCCTTCCGCCGCCGCGAGTACATCGGCAATCTGCTTGGTCAAGACGCTGTAATAATCCGACGAGACGATCTCCGCGTCTGAGACAACGTTGGCCGAGACGTGCATCACGACCGCAAACGTCGTGATGCTGGTGCCTGCACTATCGTACAGCTTGATCTGTACCGGTACGTTTCCGCTCACCGTAAAGGCCTGCGGCACGAGGGCCACGGTCACGACGTTGCCATCGATCGTCGCAGCCGGCGTGCTTCCGTCGGGCAGCGTGTCGTAAAAACCCGCGGTGCCGTCCGGCTTTTTGTAGCGGACGGTCACAAGCGTGCCGTCTGGCACAGCCCACTGCGCACCGCCCGCGTAGATGTTAAAAGCGATCTTGCGGCTGTTGCTGTCGTCCTGTACCGCGTGGATGATCTGCGGCGCGCCCGGGTCGAGCAGGTCGACGCGCAGCGCCGCCGTTGTTTCAATTGGCATTTTTTATCGTCCTCCCCTACGAGTTATTGCTGCAGAGCACGTAGCGGTTGAGCTGCGCGTCCCATACCCACTCCACGCCAAAATCTGCGTTTCCGCCGATGGCGAGCCGGTCAAAGTGCCCAATGCGCTGCCCGTTTACTACAGACAGGATTGAGTTTCCGCTTTCGGTTTTTACTCTGTTGTAGACGACCAGCGTCCCGGCTTTAACCGTTCCGACATAGCTCCCGTCGCTTTTTTCGCCGATGCCTGCTCCAGTCGGCCCGAGGTACGAGTAAGCCCCGTCCTCGCCGAGGCCGCCCTCATTTGTCACAGTGCCGGAAAAGACCTGCACAAGGCCTCCTGCGCCTTGGCCTGTCGAGTAGATGCGCACGCGCAGGTTGTCGTTTTCCATCAGTTTTAGCACCGCCGCCCACAGGTCCATCTCAAACCCGGAGTTTCGGCTCACCACATGGTCGGAGATCAAATTGACGATGTTTACGAGATCGGCGTTGAGGGTGCCCGCTGTAATAAAATCGGCGACCATACCGTTTTCCAGCGTGGCTCCGTAAGAAAACGGCCCGTTGTAGCCGTTTTTGCTCGCGCCCCAGCCCTCATGATTAAAGCGCCACACCTTGCGCGCCTTGGTCGGGTCCGGGTCATCTGCAATGTACAGCGTGTCCGGCATGCCGTCGCTGTTGGTATCCAGCAGGCGCACCGCGCCGCCGGATGCGCCGAGGATGGTCTCCGTAAGCGCAAGCACTGCCTCGCGCAAGTAAGTCTCGCTCGGTTTTTGCTTGATCTCCTGTTGCTGCCCGACGATAGTGTCCGCGATGTTGGTGCGCACGTCGCCGATCTCGACCGATCTGTATCGCTCAAGCAGCACGTCTGTCTCAATCTTGACGATTTCGGCCTTAGCCTCCACGCCGAGCTGCGGGTAGCGGATCGTCACTGTGTCGCACAGGTCGCACTTTTCGAGCAGCGCAAGGTCCTCGTACTCGGGAAACTGCTCGAGCTGGACAAAGCTCGCCGTGATGCTTGTCTTTGGGATGCCGATTTTATTGTCCTCGACATATTTTTCCGCACGCGCCTGCAGCTGTGCCGGCGTCGGCTGCCCCTCAAAATCGTTGGAAAAATCCACCGGAACGACGCGCGTAAAGTCGTATGTGCCCGGCGCGTTGACAATCTTAGGGTCGCAGGTCACGAGCGCACCCTCGGCGTTTGTCCAATACGGATAGATGCCGGTCGCCACGTTGGAGATGTTGCGGTCCTGCTCGATGTTTGTCAGGTTTTTGCCGTAGCTGATCACGACGCCGTTGTCGTATCCGCGATGACCGTACAAGCGGACGGTAAAGCCGTCCCACTCGTACTCACCGCCGTACACGTCGAGGATAGAGCCGGATGAACCGCCGAGAACCGAGCGCGTCGACGACGGTGTCGAGACAGCAAAAGATGCGACGGTAGCCTTGTCCGTCCAAAACGTGAAGGGACTGTCCACCGCCGCGTTGAGGCTGAGTTTTGAAAGCGCATCCGGTGCGTTGATCGCTGTAAAAGGATTGAGCGGCACGCCGGAAAGGTCATAGGTGATATGCTGCGCGTACACCATGATGATGCCGTCCATCGGCCGCGTGATCCGGTAGATGCGGAAAGGCTGCGGCGCCCGGTATGGGCTCGGGATTGCATAGATGATACAGCGGTCCGTGATCTCGTCAAAATGCACGCCGGTGTCCGGGTATTGCATCGTCAGCTCGAAGGCGCTGTTGCGCTCCTCGGTGGCCGTGCAGCTGATCGCATCCGTCAAGACACCGAGCCCGTGCGTTTTAAACTCCGTCGCGGTGGACGGAAAAAGGATCGGTTTCATATCGCCCTCCATCTCGGCGTGATCTCCACCGCAGTGACGCCGCCGCTCCAAGTAATCCGCGTTTCACCGGCGGGCAGGGTCGGAAACTCGCCGCCGGAGATGCGGATTGTGCCGTTTTTGTTTTCAAGGCCGTTGTAGGCGTTCTGCGTTTCGGCGTCCAGCGTCAGGCTGCCGTCCATGCTGTCGATCGTTACAGTGACACCGCCGACTGTCAGCACGCCGCTGCCGCTGCCCGTGATCTGGATCAGTGGAAGCGATTCGTCCCAGTTGTTTAGCAGTACCTGTCCATTTTCAAGCGCCTGCACCCACGTACCCGCCTTGATATACCGGTGCGGTTTGCAGTTAAAATTTAGCGCCATCTCGCCCGACTGGTTTAAAAACCGCGTGTCAAAATCCAGCGGTCCGGTAAAAATCGCCATCCGGTATTCGTCCGGGTGGTAATCGTCCTCCAGCTTATGGTATATCATCGGAGAGCCGAGGAGCCACATGCGCGCCGCATCGGTATTCCGCAGGAAATCGCGGTGGATAAAAGCGGGATAAGAAACCGTAATGTTTTTATACCGCTTGTTATCTCGGACTAGATCGCCGGACCGCCCGGGTATGGACACAAGCTCATACCCACGTTCCGGGCCGTTGAAGGTGTTTTCGCCGCTCACATAGATGCCGTACTCGCGGCAGCAATGCCCGGCAAACCAAAATTTATGCACCGAAAACCGCCGCCTTTCTTTCCGTCGCGTTTTGCATTTCATCCATGATGATGTCCGCCAGCGCCCGCACGTCCTGCCCCGGCGCGCCGTATACCGTGATATTGACGCCGCCGAGGTCGGTCTGGTTGGTTGTGTTGCTGGTGAGCGGCTGCACCATGGCGCGGTTGCCCATCATTGTGAGCAGCTCCGGTCCGGCCTCACCGACAATCGCGGAGCCTTGTGAAAGGATGCCGCCCTTTGCCAGATACGGTATATTCGGAATATACGGGATGCTGAGGCCGAAATGCCCGCCGCCGAGCCATTTCGGCATTGTGAAGCTGATCGAGTTCAGGCCTCCGATCAAGCTGTTAATTGCACCGACCGCGCCGTTCAAAAGCCCGATGATGCCGTTCAGCGGCGCCTTTACCATGTTGATGAGGCTGTTAAACAACCCGCCGAAGATGTTGACGACGCCCTGCCATGCCTGCTTCCAGTTGCCCGTGAAAACGCCTTTCACAAAGTCGATCACACCCTGAAAAATCTGCTTAATCGCGTTCCACGTGTTTTCAACATTTCTCATAAAAGCGTTGATAATATCTCCCAGACCGGGTCCAAAAATCTCAGTCCAGTCCGTTTTAAAGACGCCTTGCAGCCAGCTATCCAGCCCCAAAAGGATGCCTTCGATCAGGTCGCACGCGCCTGTGATCAGCCCGGTGATGTAGCTCCACACGCCCGAGACGATCTCCTGCACACCGTTCCACGCCTGCTCCCAGTTGCCGGTGAAAATGCCTTGGATAAAATCGATTACACCGTTAAGAACCTGATAAACGCCGTCCCAGATGCCTTTCAGCAACGAAAAGAATCCATTCAGCACATTGCCTAAGACGGGACCGAAAATCTCCGTCCAGTCCGTAGCAAAAACACCCTGCAGCCACTCGTTAAAACCGGCCAACCATGCTTTGATCTCTTCGCCCTTTGTGACAATCAACACCAGCACCGCGATCAGGGCAGCAATCCCCGCGATAGCGAGAGCGACGGGATTTGCTGCAAGAAATGACAGCGCACTGGAAATTGCTGAAATACCACTTATCGCGCTTTGCACAAACTCGACGATTTTCAGCGCAGTCAGCGCGAGACCGATCGCGCCGATTACACCGATGACGATCTCCTTGTTTTCGATCAAAAAGGATACGACGTTCGACACCGCATCAAAAAAGCTCTGGACGTATCCAACGATAGTATCCATGTCGATGCCTGCCGTTGCATCCAAAATCGCCTGCAGAATTCCGTTTATGCCCTCCTGAACAGCTGTAAGTACAGGCTGCACACGCTCCGAAAGCTCGGCTGCCTTTTTTGTAAATTCAAGCTGCGCATTGTTGGCGTCTACGATGTCCTTGTTGTTACTGTACCATGCATCGCCGACATCACTGAGGCCCTGATCGGCCATAGCCTGCAAGACGAGGTTTGTCCGGTCGGCCTGCGTTTCGGCGTCCTGCAAGGCGAGATTAAAAAAATCTTCGGCGCTGGAAGCTTCTTGCACCGCCTTGTTCCACTCCTCGTTTTCCTCGGTGTTTTCCTTGAGCATTACGCCGAAAGTCTCGCCCTCTTTGCTGCCCCAGTTTAAGACGTCCGCAAAGGTGCCCGTCACCTGCCCGGCGCGGATTGTTTCGTTGATCGATTCCGCAAGACCGTCGATCGGGATGCTGTCCCCGTATTTCGCCCAAGCGCCGACGGCACTCGAAATCAGACTGTTTATATCCTTTTGCGACGCACCGATCGCCTGCAGGTTCGCCGTTGTTGTGGCAGCGGACTGATCGTCCCCAAGCGCCCGGTAAAGCTGAGAAAAAGCCTCGCTTGTCTCCTCCGCGGAGTATCCCGCCGCCTCGCTGGAGGTTTCCAGCGTGCCCATGATCTTGCGGTACTCTTTGGTTTCCTCGTTCAGATCCTTAATTCCGGAAACAATTTGCTTGATGCCCTCGACAAGTATATCGGCTTTGAGGTGATCCGCGAAGCTGGACGCACTGTCTCCCGCTTCTTCGAGCGCGTCGTCTGCGTCCTTGGCCGCATCTTCTACGTCCTCGATCGGCTTCTCGTCGATCTTCTTGACCTCTGAGGCTGTCTCGGACGCCGCGTTGCCAAGTTGTTTTAAAGCGGATTCGCCCTTTGATTGCGCGATTTCATCCTGCAAGCTGGACGCCGCCTTTTCGGCTTTTCGCAAATCCGCTTCCGTCGCGACGATTTCGCGCTGCAGTGCATCATACTGCGCCTGCGAGACTTTGCCCTGCGCAAACTGCTGCTGCACCTGCTTTTCGGCACTCTTTAGCGAGTCCAGCTTTTGCTTCGTCTGTTCGACGCTGTCCGCCAGAAGCCGCTGCTTCTGTTCGAGCAATGTGACGTTGCCCGGATCCAGCTTCAGCAGCCGTTCGACGTCGCGCAGCTGCTTTTGCGTCGTGCCAATCTCTTTGTTAACGCCCGAAAGCGCTTTAGACAGTCCGGTCGTATCGCCGCCGATTTCGACTGTTATGCCCTTGATTCGATCCGCCATCTACTCACCCCTTCGGAAAAAAGCGGTTAATATCCGCCTGCGTTGCTTTATACGGATACTTTTCTTGGTCGTTCGCCTGCTCGATCAGCATATCGTATACCATGCCCACCGTCATATCGTCGAGGTCTTCGCGGCTCAGTCCCAACTCCGCACAGCGGAGCATAAAGGTCGCGCCGGTTGCTTCACGCACCGTCTGCCTTATTTTTTTTTAGACCTCGCCGTCGTCTGCGCGTTGATCGCCCAAAGCTCGAGGATCGCCGGAAGCACCTCGTAGATTGAAAAGGTCTCGAAGCCGTCGAGCCACCCCTCCGGCGTGTCCGGGATGTTGGCGTCATACTGCCGCGCCATGATGTAGGCGGCGTTTTCAAAAATTTCGAGGTCGGTCACATCAAGCTGCGATTCGTGCACCAGCGCTTCATAGGCCTCGCGCTCTTCGGCGGGCGCATCTTTTGCCGGTTTTTCGGCATGGACGCCCTGCAGCGCTTTGGTGTACGCTTTCTGCAGCTTGTTTAGGTCCTGGATCATGTCCCGACCGATTTTATGACGATAAAGGCGCGGGGTCAGGGCCGAGGCCCTAAACCCCACCTCCTTTCCGTCAATCTGAATTCTTTTTTCCATATTGCTTTACCTTTCTCAGCCTGCGGTAGGCGTATAGACCTTTGTAAACCACGCCGCTCGAACGCCCTCCGGCGTCTCACTGGTCGTACGTGCAAAGACGTTGCCGTTTTCAAGAGACGTCGCGGAAATCGTGCTGGTCTGCGTCTGCGGCTCCTTGGTGTCCGTACTCGTCGCGCCGACAATGCCCGGGCGCGTGCCCGTGCAGTTGTACATGCAATACAAATCGTTGTCGGCGTCGCCGTCGATTTGGAAAAGGAGCGCGAAGCTCTTCGGCTCAACACCCACATTTTCGATAATCGTCTTGTCGGTAGCATTGAGCACGTATCCCCAGACATCCTGCAGCATCTTGTCGATAAATCGCGCCATTTCGAGGTCGCCCTCGTATCCGTTGTTTGAGCTGGATTTGTAGTACACAACGCCGTCCGCATAAAACGGCGTGATCTCGCCGCTCGCCTCGAGCGACAGATTCACGGCGCCCGGCACAGGGACCGGATTTTCCCACGTCGGCGTGTCGCCGTCTGCGGTCATCACCGCGTAGTGCACGTTTTTAATGTTAAACTGCACCTTGTTTTCGGTTGTCGCCATTATTACACCTCAACTTCATATAAAATTTGATAACATTTTTCTGTGTCGATATAAGTTTCAGATTTTTCCCAAAAGATTGAGGACAGGGCGCTTTCCACCCTGCCCTCCGCTTCGGGATTTTTATCTTTTGTGTAAAGCTCGATCTGCACGTGATCGATCGGCTGGTATACGACGCCGTCCGCCGAAAAGTTGTTGCTGTAGGCAACGAGATAGCAGATGTACGGCAGCTCAGGCGCTCCGTCAATCGGCCATGCCCTATATACCACGGGCAAACCTGTGCTTTCCAAAAGCTGATACAGATTTTCCAGCGTCATTTTTTGATCACCACCTTCACGGCACCCTCGAGCTTATCTGCAGCAGCCTGCTCGGCCGGGCGGATATGCGGCCTGCCGTCCACGCGGCCACCGTTTACCTTTGCGTGCCCGTTTTCGAGCAGATGCGTGATCTGCGGCTTTGTGCGGTTGGATATGCGCACCCGGATGTCCTCCATGCTCTCAAACTCCACCTTGGACGTCCAGCCGCGCGCATACTCGCCAGTATCCCGCGGTGAGGTCGCTTTTAACGTGCGAACCGTTTCTTTTGCCACGTCCTTCACCGCTTTTTTTAGGCCTTCGGCGACCTCGTCGCTGTAAGCCTTGAGCTCTTTCACGATCTCGATCTCAAGCTCCTGAAACCGGATTTTTCGCGCCACGCGCCACACCCGCCTTTCGCTCTAGATACAGCTCGATGCTGTCGTTGTCCGGGTCTAAGTAGGTGCGGTACACGGCATACCGACGCGCATTTTCGCCTGAGCCGATCTGCACGATCTGCTCGCCGCTGTAATTCACGATCGGCGTCACGGCGACGAGCTGCGGCTGCAGGCCGTTCTGCCCGGCGTCTGCCCACTCTGCCCTCGTGACCGACTGTAGGTGCGCCCATACCGATGTTGTTGTCTCCGTCACCGTGACGTTTCCGATCGCGTCTTTTTTGTAGCTTTCAGAGATCAGCAAAATAAGATCATCCATCTGCCTCCCCCTTCTGGCTGAAAAGCCGGTTATTCAGCGCCCACCGCAGCATGCGCGGCATCTGCACGTTTTCCTCGCGCCGGCGGCGGTACAGGTAAGCGGCATACATTTCGACGAGCATCGCATCTTGTGCTGTATCCGCCAGTGTGATGCCCTCCTGCGTGATGTAGGCTCTGGCCGATGTGATCAGTACAAGCAGATACAGGTCGAGAGCAGAGCTCGAAACCTGCAGGTCAACCTTCAAAATCTCCAGAATGTCTTCATCCGTCAACGTCAACGTCGCTTACCTCCTTGCTTTTTTTACTTTGTTACCGAGACCGTATAGACGCGCACCGCGTTGCCCTGCGTAACCGTGACCGTCAGCGGATGCGCTGCGCCGTCCGTCAGCCATGTCACTGTGCCGCCATTGCGCACGTTCTGGCCGTTGTAGCTGATCGCCACCTTCGCGCCCGGCTGGCTGCTGGTTGCCTCGATCTTTGCGCTCGTTCCGGTGGGTGCGAGCGTATAACTGTATGTACCCGTCGCAAACACGGGCGACAGCGTCTCTGTGCCGACTGCCAACGCGGTAAGCTGCGCGTCGTTTGCGGTATCTGCGGCAAAGTCCATCACAGTCGTAACCGCCGCGTTGTTGATGTTGATCGCAACAAATGCGCCCGGGATGACCGGCATACCGTCCGCGCGCTCCTTACCCTTGAAAACGGTGTTGTCCTGGATAAACTGCACCTCGCGGCTGGACTCGATCGTCATACCCGCGCGCAGCGCGAGCAGGTACAGATCGCCGTAGCCGCCGATGATGTCGCCGTCCGGGATAAACTCGAGCACATCAATGTCGCCATCGACGACCGGCATCGTGCCCGGGAACTGTGCGACAAGGCCGCCCTCGTAATTAAACGCGATCAGTTTCGCGCGAAGCTTGGCGTAAGTTTTGCTGTTCATCGCCCAGAACTGGCGGCCGCGGCTGTAGCGTGTGAAGGTGTTTCCGGCTGCGACAGCCAACGCGGACCAGAAAGTAATCGGTTCTGCCGTGCTGTCCACTTTGAGGATGTTGCTGGTGTGGAGATCGACCCACTCCGGCGCATTTGCCGGATAATCGGTGGGCTTCGAGGCCTGCGCGAGGCGGGTCACGATGCCGAGCGGCATCTTGCTCGCCGCGCCCTTGCCGTACAGGATTGCCTTATCCAGCGCGAGGCCGATGCTCTCGGAGAGCATCTCCACGATCCAACTCGCAAGGTTGATGTCATTGTCCTCGAGGATCGAGTTGCACACCGGCACATAGCCGGAGACTTTAAAGCCGTCAAGCGTGACCTGGTTAAAGACAAAGGTCAACTCGTTGATCGCGCCGCACATCTCCGTCCACACCGCTTCCGGCACCGTACCGGCAATGGTCTGTCTTGCCTCGCCGTTGACGTTGCGGATACGCACGCGGTTCAGCAGCTTAGAGTACCGATACATATTCTCCGCGATCATGTCCAGGAAAACGACCGGAATCGTGAGCTCCGCGCCGGATACGCCGCGCTGCTGGCCCTTCATGCTGCGCAGCTGCGCAAAAAATTCGCGCACGTCCTCGCGGGCGACGATTTCGCTGCGCTGCTCCATCGGCAGCGCGTCAAACGCACGTCGGCTCATGGGCAGCGCGCGGATGTTGATATTGGTTTCCATTTTTCTTTCCGTCCTTTCTTTTGTGAGATGGTTTTCTTTGCTTCTGGTCGGAGCAGCTGCCTCGGCCTCGGAAAGCTCCGCTTCAAGGCCTTCGATCTCGCCTGCCAACGCAGCCTTTTTTTCTTCGTGCGCAGTCTTGTCCGCGTCGAAGGCCTCTACCTCTTCGGTGACGGCCTGCTCCTGCTCCGCCGTTTCTGCTTCGTTGATCGCCGTTTCGATCTCAGCCTCACGCTTGGAAAACTCTGCGTCCTTCTGGCGGAGCGCTTCCAGCTCGGCCTGCTTCTTTTCAATGCTGCGCCGCAGCATGATTGTCTTAAGTGCCATTGTCTTCTCCTTTCAGGCGGCTTTTCATCCTTGCCTGCCATTCCTCTTTTCTGCGTTTTTCTGCCTGCTCAAAATCTTTCCGGCGCGCCTCTACCGAGGTGTCCTCATAAGCCGGGAACGTTACGACGGAGACCTCGTATAGTTTTACAGCCTTGATTCGCCACACCGTCGGCACACCGTCCTTGTAATCGACATCCTGCTCGAGGATGTCAAAGCCGAAAGAGCACTGATTTACATCGCCACGCTTCACGCGCTCGTAAAGGTTCATGGCATCCTGATCCTGTTGATTGATCGTGATGCTGCCCCAAAGCCCCCGCTCGTCTACGCGCAGCGAAAGTGTACCCGCCGTTGTACGGCCGAGTACAAGCGTCGTGTCGTGGTTAACAAGCGCCCGGACATCTCCGTTCGTTTGCCCGTCGAATGCTCCAGGCTCGATCGTCTCATATGCGCCATCCCAGAGCTCGTACCGGCTCCCGAATACGGCAAAATACCCCTCGATATAGAGATTTCCGCCCTCGGCACGAGTGCAGAAACCTTCGCTCCGCGCCATAGCCGTGCGTTTATACATCATGTGTTGTCACCTCCGTTCAATTTGTTTTGATCTCCGATCATCCCGCGCGGGATGTAGTTTTCGAGTATTACAAGGTCGTCGAGGCCGGAAAGCGGAGAAAGTCCGATCCAGTCGCGCACTTCGTTTCCGGTCATAATCCCCCGTACATATTGATCGTTCGCCACCGCTGCAAGGTCGCGCAGGTCATAGTTATAGAGGCTCCGCGCGTTGAACCGAAAAAACCAATCTGGATTGTACAGGAGCTTTTTGGTCATTTCCTGTTCGATGTTCTTCGCGACCGGCATGATCGTGGAGCTGATAAAGTTGTTCCAAGCGTCGCGGTGAAAATCCCCGATACCCAAAACAAAAGGCGGCACGCCGAGAATGGCCGCAACCGTCCGTTTATCTAGCTGTACGAAATCCGCGAGCGCAAGGTCGGAGAGCGTGAGAGGCCGAACCTGCTCCACACTGAACTGCTCGGACGGGATCATCCACGGCTCGCCCGCCTGCGCTGTGTCGATATACTCGCGCAGGAGCTTTCTGCGCCCTTCCGTGCTCGCAAATTCATCCGTGAGCGCATCCACCTTGACAATGATGCTCGGTTTCCAGTTGCTGGACATAAAGCTTTTTTCCGTGGTGGCCGCCTGCTTGAGATTGTTAGCGACGTCTGTCAGCGCGACCCGGTAGCCATCGCCTTTCCACGGATAATAGCTCCCGGGATTTAGAACAAAGTGCAGCACGTCGTCCGGGTCGTACTCCTGTCCGGCGATCACCACACGATAATCCCACACGCCTTCCGGGACAAACGCCGTAAAAGCTGGCGGCACCGGTTTGAGGTCGCGCAGAATGCCGCGCCGCGTTTCCGGCCACACCACCGCGTTTCCGTTTCCTTCGAGCATCAGCGTCTTGACGATCCAATGGATAAACGCTGCGCGAGTCATATTGTTGTTTGGACTGATGTCCACCTTGCGGCTCAGCTCGTTTTTGACCCGGATGTCACCGGTCTCCGTGTTTTCCATCAGATGTATGGTCATACTCGCAATCAGCCGCGCGATCGTGTCCACTGCCGTGCATATCTCGGGATTCTGCGCAAGGCTCACGTAGCCCCGGCACTCGATAGATTCCCACAGGTCTGCTCCCGCAAAGGCGATGCTCCTGCGCACCGGCTCGGCACGCGGCGCAGGCCTGCTTCTTTTTTTCTTACTCAAGTTTCACCCCACCATTTCTTTGCCGCCCTGTTTTTTTCAAGGCTTTCGAGGTATCGGATGCAGGCAAACACCGACGCATCAAAAAGATCGATGCGGTGTTCCGGCTGCACCTTATCGTATTGGATCATGTCGTCCGTCTTTTCGACGGCGGACACGTTTTCCACACAATACTCGTAGGCTTCCGAGTGCAAATAAAAAAGAGCTCCGTTTTTTGCACTCTGCTCGATATGCCGGAAGCCCTCCGACTTTTTGTAAAAATATTGTGGCTGGTCGACGATTTGGAAGCCCGCCGCTTTCATGCCTACGAAATACTCGCGGCAGAACTTTCGGTCGTGCCCGACCTGCCGGATTTTGAACCCCCGTTTCCGCATATCCACGAACCAGTTGACCACATCCGCGTGGTTAACGGTTGGGCTGTTGCACATCGTAAGCCAGCCGTCGTCCTGCCAACCAAAAAGCGGGATGTTGTCCTGCTCCGCCTTGATATGCGCAGCGACAATCGGAAAAAACGCATGCGTGATTACGATGTCCACGCCCTTGTAATGTCCAAAAAGTGCCGCAGCCGTCAGGTCGTGAAGCTTCGACAAGTCCGCACCGCCGTACCAGTCGATCGGTAGCCTTGCCAACTCCTCGAGCGTCCAGCTGTACTTGGCGTCGCTCCGCCGGAACTCCTCGATGTCAAAATACGCCTTTACCGCGTTCGTGTAGACGTTCAGACTTTTCGCAAAAAAATCCTTACGCTGCTGCGGGTCGTTCTGCGCCTGCAGACTGTCGTTCAGGATTTCATCCGGACGAATGCTCACGCCGTAGGCCGGGTTTGCCATTTCATGCACGACCGGGTTTGTGTAGTCGATATTCCCGTTTTCGTCCGGATTTGCGCAGCACATAAAAATAAAGTACTGCTCGTCCTTTACCGTGCCGTCCAGCACCTTTCGGCAATATTTTAACCGCTGCCCGAGAAATGCCTGCTCATTGTCGCCCGCGGTCGAAATTCCGATCAGCAGCTTATTGGTGTAGGCTTTCATGGCCTCCTTAAAAAGGTTGTACTGCTTCGGCGTTTTAAAAGCGTGAATCTCGTCGCAGATCGCAATGTTGCAGTTTAAAGAATCCTGCGCGTCCGGGTTCGCCGCCAGCGCGCGAATAAAAAAAGAGCCGTCCGGAAGCGTAGCCTCCATGGAGTGCTCATTGTTGTTGTCGATGATCTTGACACACCCGCCGCTTTTTGCGTCCTCACCCATCCGGCGGACGTTGTAGTCCAGAAAGTTGAAGCTCTCCAGCGACTGCATCAGCGCTGCTGACGTAATGTAGGTCTTTGACCCGCTGCGCCGGTAAAGGAGTGAGAGCGCCCAGGAAAGTGCCGCAGCAAAGCTTGTCTTAATGTTTTTTCTGGGGACGAAGATCAGCGCTTCGTGGAATCGGACGACATCCGTCCCGCGCAGCTTAAAGCCCACAAGATTGTAAACGATGAATTTGTGAAACGGCTCGAGCTTAAACGGCGTCCCGCGCAGCGGCGTGCCGTCTAACTTCTCCCCCTGCTGGTGGCAGATCGTTTTTTCGATGATCTGGATGCAGAACTCAGGTGCTTTGCTATCCATCCAGTACTCGGGATTGTCAAGGTCTGAAAAGAACCGATCTATAGCTTGGCGCAACTCCACGCACGCCGCTTTTCGACCAGCCCGAATGCTTTCGGCGTACTCGAGGACTTCCGGCCAGTTTTTCCCTTTAACCGGATTCAATGCTGGCAAGCGCCGCGGCCAGTCCGCCCGGCTTTTCTAGGCGCGGCGCGTCTCCCGTCATTTTTTTATAGCTCGAGGGCGTCATCCCAAGTTCGCGCCAGTACGCCAAAGCACTCTTGTTCAGATCATCCCAAAGGACAAGCAACGGATTTTTCGTCATGTTTGTCGAGCCACCCTTGTTCGTATATTCGATGACTGACTTTCCGCCGGAAGCTCGAAACTCCACGAAAGTCTTGTCCCGCTGCTCGAGAATTCCCGCCAAAGTCTCCACCGCGGAATCATATGCGTCCTTCTGCACCCCTAGTGCAGACATCTGCTCCAAAATCAGTTTTTTCCATTTGTTTTTGGTCATATCCTGCATCCCTTTTGTCAAAAATCTGCCCAGAGTTGGAAAGAGT